CATCAGCGATTTGATCTGCCCCTATCGCGTCAGGTAAAGCGTCAACGACTGCGGCTCCTGATCCTGCCCCATCAAGATAGACCACCTTGCTAGAGCTACTAGCGATAGTGACATTAGCGCCACTACCTTGACTGATAATGATCGAATACCCGCCACTTGTTGCATTCTCTATGATCTGCACCCGTTTCATGGTGTTGGGGCCAATCGTAATTGTGCAGTTAGAATCCAACGTACCTGTATATTTTATGCGGAAAGCTCTGGCCTGATCAGAAGTGCCATCCGCCACTGTTGATGTATGCGTATCCGCATTGGTGGTAATGGCTTCTGTGCCAATACCAAGGGCTTCGCCAATTAACTCAAGAGAAGTATTGGTTGATGTGCCCCAACCCGAATCTCCATCTGCTGGCTCTGCTACCCTTAAATTATTTACATAAGTTGATGCCATAATTTACGCCGCTATCTCTATCCAATTAGGTGTTTGTGATGTATCTACAACATTCCAAATAAGCACTGCGGGGGCTTCAGGTGTTGTTGCTTCCACACCCGTAACTTCTACTGACGGTCCAGCGCCTTCACTGACAGTAACACTGCCTACTGCGCTGGTGCCAGAAGCTCCGGTAACAGAAACGCCCACCCCCGTGGTAACAGTCACGCTGCCTACAGAAGCAGTTGCTGCTACACCAGTAAGAGTTACAGTAACTCCGGTGCCTTCTACTACTGTTACACTACCTACAGAAGCAGTTGCTGCCGCTCCTGTGACAGAGAAAATCATATCGGTAGTAACTGTTACACTACCTACAGAAGCAGTTGCGCTTATTCCAGTAACCGCAACGGTCTGCCCCAAGTCTACAGTAACACTACCTACAGAAGCAGTTGCTGCTGCCCCTGTGACAGAAAAAACCATATCGGTAGTAACTGTTTCACTACCTACGCTGCCAGTTAACCCGGTAAACGCTACATCTTGGTTATAACCCCCAGAGCTGTACGTCTGAGTTATACTGTTATAACCCTCAAAATATACTGTTACATCAGCCATTAGGCGATCCTAACCTAAGCGATCCTAATAATTGCGCTACTGGCATCTGCTGTTGGGAAGACAATCGTAAAATCTCCAGAAGAAGAACTCTTATCTGAACCAAAAGCTAATACCAAAACCCCCCGGTTTGCAGACCCTGCTGTCGTAGAAGAGTTATAAATTAACGCCCCATTTGCAGTAATCGTTGAACTGCTCCAAGTGCTATCAGCAAAATCAGTTAGAGCCGTAGTGCTGGATGTAGTCGGTGTGACATTAGTTAAAGTGTTCCCGCCCGCGCTATATGCAGTTCCAGAAACTTCAGCGGTTGTGGTGTAGGCAGTCGTAGCGGCAGTCATACTTGAACTGCTGGTATACAGAGCCACCTTAAAAGTATTTCCTGTGCCTGTAGTAGTGGTAGTTCCACCACCAGACCCGCTGGTAAAATTATGTATACCTTGCAGAATTTCCTGCTTAAAAGATGTACACATTGCCTGAGTATTAGCCATTACAATTTCCTCAATATTGCGGCCATATCATCATGACCTTGGTTTTTAAACTCATTATAGAGTGTCGTTCTATCGCTTTTAACTGCTTGTTCCAGAGCATGTACAATCACATGGAACATTCTTTCTCTAAATGCTTCAGCCTGTTGCTTGAGAGCAGGATCTGTATCTTCAGAAATACTAATTATTTTAGCTACTGCATTCTTAGCTAATTCTTGAGGGGTATGGCCCCGGCCAGATGTTGTCTGCACTTCAAAATTTCCTAAAGAAGCAGATACTTCTATATCAAACATATATTTCCTCTACTGTTTCTGCCGCATAACAAGCCCTGTCCGGTAGGCGTCACTAATCTCTTTCGCCTCACCGAACATCTTCAGGGTCGTAACCGCGTCCATAAAACGCTTTTCATAATTCTGTAACAAATCAGGCTCACCTTTCATATAGGTATAAGCTTCCACCAAGCTCCCGTATAAGATCGCTATTTCGGCATTTTCACTAAGCCATGTAGTTCCACTATCGGAGCCCGCCGTTAAACTGGTGGGGCGATAAAAATAGTGCAATTCCGCGTCGTAAGAACTGTCTGGGGTAGGCCCGACAATAAAGTTGTCCACGTCGAAAACGGCATAAAACCGCGGGTCCCCCGTAGTAGCACTGTTTGGAGTAAAAGTTTGGATGAAATCAGCGTCTTTGAACTCCAAAAACTGGTGATCACTGCTACTATCAATATACGATAAAGAAAAAGAGGTTAAAAAATCACTAGGGCAAGATAAATACTTGTTAGAGGCCGTTAGTGTACCCAACACGTTTTTCCGAAAAAGACTAAGCTGGACGCTTTTTAATATCCGCTCCTCTGCCTGACGAATAAATACGGGTAAATTCGTAACAAAGGTGGTTTCATCGTAATCCGTATAGTCCTGAATAGCTGATTTAAGCTGAGTGTAAGTAAAGCTCATGACGTTGTTACCGTTACTTGTCCGGTTTGACCATAACCCACAAGAAGCGGGGGCTTGGGCGCTTCTACTGTGGGAACCCCCACAAAAACCAATAAGGGCTCAACCCGATCGGGTCGGGCGTTTTTTAAGGCTTCCGGGTCAACAACCGAGTTGAATGGCCCCAGTTGAGGTTGTTTCGGATCATATTCATCCGGGCCGACTAATAAGCCGTTCCACTCTTTTCGCATCAAACGATAAGGGTAGCGTTGACCCGAACGATCAGAAATCGCGTAAGCTCTTTTCCCAGAAGCGTATTTTCCCATTAGCCTATCCGGTAATATTCGTACTTGGGAACAACATTAAAAGAGGAACGATCGCGATCTTCTGTTGCGGCCCGCTCAAACTCTTCTTCATATATGGCTTTAAGCATTTGCACCCGGTCGGGAGCGCGTTTGACCGACAAGTAATACGCCAGCCCCGCCGCCAGACAAGGATAAAACCGAAAAGGGACATCTAGCGTATTAATGGGGGTGCCCGCGTCTTCTACCCGGGTCAACGCATCATAATACAACACATCGGTACTGTTCTCAGGGATCGGCCATATTTTTAGATTGGGCGCTATCTGACGATCAAGGAAAAATTGATTGGGACGGGATTCGGTTGTCTTATTAGGAATAGTTAAATATTCATCCCGGCTTAGACGCCCCAACGCGTAATCAGTATTAGATCGACGAACCACTACGGACAAAATGTCTATAACATCCGTTCCTATCGTATATTCACCATCACCTTCCGTAAGGGCCTGTGTCCTCTGGGCTATAGTCCATTGATTAAGTCCTCGGTTAGCCCATTCTGCCAGCATCAGGTTCAACGAACGTTTAGCCGTTTTTAAGTCATAACCTGTTCGAACTTCCAGACCACAACGCTCAAAGGCTTCTTCGATATAGTCCGTTACATCAAGTTCAAAAGAAGTAGTTCCAGAAGTAGCCATTATGTTTTAACCAGTTTATAACCCTTTTGTTTAGCCAGACGACGTAGTTCATTAACCGTCGTCTCGGAGCCCCCACCTTTGCTCTTTTTCTTGGGAGAACCACCCTTTCGCATCCGTACAGGCGCTTTCTTTTTCGCTGGACCCATGTGGGTTTCTCCTTAGTTGTTCGTAGAACCTTTCTCTATAGGCATATTGAGCGCAGCAGTCTTTATCTTGCATATAATTCTCATAATACCCTTTCTGCGTCAGCTTGTAAGCTGACTCCTGTAGTTTAGACAGGCGCTGTATAAAAATTACCGCGTATTCCTCTTCTACTTCTATTTCAGGAGCCATCTCCATGCTGTCATCCACAAAATCGGGGATATCGTCTTCCGGGTGATAGCCCATAAGCCAGATGTCATGGTCTATAAAAACCCCTTTGGAGATAGCAGTGTTTAACTGGCTAATATGCTCATGAAAAGCGCTATTTTCCTCTAGGTCGTATAAATCTACCAGAATTGCCACGTCAAACGTGTCGTCATATTGGGAAATAGCGCTGTATAAGCACTGAAAGCTGCTTTCGCGCTTGAAGAAAATGGTTACTTTTTGGTCGGCCCAAGCTTGATGCGCAAAAGGACATGGCGCCAGATTATTGAAAAAATCATTAGGCGTTTCCAAGCCCACGGCAGACCAAGCCCGCAGCTCATCTATAATACGATTCTCTAACGGATCGACAGTAAAGAAAGGGCGCATACACGGTTAAGAGATAACATTAGCAATCAAGGGAGTTACAAGAACCAAAACCGCTAATCCCCAAAGTTTAGTGTCCAGCGACGTAATCCCGGCCTTTTGTTCCTCAAGAATTTCTTCAATTCTTTCGTAACGCAATTTACATTCTAGTTCATGCTGGGCGAGTCGAGTTACAACGTCATCAATATCCATACGCCACGACTCCTAGAAATTAGTCGTATCTTTTACGCATGTCTAACACAATCGTATAAGTGTCTGCGGAAGACGCTCCCACGGTGGTGAACTGAATATCCCCGGTTTTTCCAGACCCCGAGTTATTTGTCAGACCCCCAAAAGAAGAATAATCATGCGACCCACTCTGGTTTTCACCCAGTTCAATACAAAAAACATCAGAACTAGCGTCCCACAGGATTTGCACTTTCATGCCAATGCACTGCCACCAAATACGCTCAATAATAACTTCTGTACAAGCGTCTCCGTCAACGCTGTCGCTTAATGCGGAAACATCGACCTTGGTTACGGCGCTTTCTCCAGAATTGTCGGACACGTTAGTAAACTTCATAACAGCCTGTTTTGGCCCATCTATCAACGTCTGAGAGGTTACTGCATCTGCCATGTCCTACTCCTCTATCTCTCCGCGCAAAACCATCGCCTTGCGAGCAGCACTGCCTTCTGGCGGCAACTCAGTGCTCGATGATGCTTTAGGTTTTGCCTTAGCTTTAGGTTTTGCCTTAGCTTTAGGTTTCACTGCCATTAGACATTACCTCAACGGGTTTGAGACGCAAATAAGTAATCAATCGTCGCTGATTTAGTTCCGGTTGCTGAACCAGACAGTTCCATGGCACCCACCGTCATGTTTTCATCATCTGGAATGTCGTCGGTATGGGTAGCAACTAGGTTCCGATTTACAAAAAACTCTACTTTTGCATCATCGGTGACGTGAAAGCCCAGTTTGACATAAGTATCATCGGCAATATCAACGCCAGAATCAGTAGTAGTCGCAGAGCCATCTTTTTCCGTAACACAGTCAATGTTGGCATCGCCATCGTCTATCTGAAAAACAATCCGGTCAGCAGCAGTCAGCATAGCTTCCGGGTTGGTAGCAAAATTAACCGTCAAACCTACACACAGCTCAATCGCACTTCCTTCAGAATCACCGACTTTAATTTTGGTCTCAAACCAGATGTCCCGGCCCGATTCTACGGCAAAAATCTCGTTGCCCTGAACGGAAGACCCATCATTATCGGTGGTTGCCTGCGAAGTAAGCACTAACGTGCCACTTTCGGCGTCAGCGCCCAAGGCCGCAGTTGCGCTAGAGTCTTTAACGACGGTCCAGTCGTTTGTGGTGTCAAGCGTGATACCCGTGAAATCATCCATAAAGGTGACATAGTCGGGGTTTTTATCAACTGGAAGGTTCTCAAACCACTTGCGTGGGGAATCCTTACCAGCAAAAAGGATAGGACCAGTAAAATGAACAGCCATATTATTCTCCTGTCGAGGCTAAAGTCAGTCGCTCCATGCAACTGTCAGGAATTGAAAATGATAAACAAATGCCGGGCAAAAGAAAAGGGCGACTTGCGCCGCCCTTTCTTGTAGCTAACATCAACGTGATGCTTACGCACCCGGAGTTCCAAACACGCAACGCCAGTCCGAAACACCGAACGAATATCGTTCACGTGCCTTGAACCGCATGTTACCTGTATCGAAATCACCTTCCATTGCAGTCTTGATGGGAGAACGGTTGAAATACTTGAAACCGTTCGGTGAGTCAGTCTTGATGAAAAACGCATCTGTGTCCGTCAAGAAGTGGTTTACCGCCGCTCCTTCAGGCAACATCCCCAACGCTTTTGTAGCGTTGATGTCGTTATCCGCTGTACCCGGACGTAGGTTAGAGTTGAGCACCCTTTCTGCAATGAATTGCAGTTCTTTAGGAATGACCAACTTGGTCCCACGAATGGCAATCTTCAGACCACGCTCATCTGTTAAACCAGCAACATCGATCAACATCTGTTCGAGCGAAGTTTCGTTCAAATCAGCCGCTGTAGACAGCAAGTTTCTCTGGTTACCAGAAAGAGAGGGGTGAGCAGAAGAACAAAGCGCGGCGCCATCACCAATAGGGCTACTGGTGCTAAACGCATTGTTCAAGACAGCCGCAGCTTTAATCTGCTTCGTCTGTGCCATAGATCGAGCTAAAGCTTTCGTATAACGGGAAGCAAGACGATCGTAAAGATTATCTTCTATAGCCTCTTCCGTGATTGAAAACGCTAGTGCGATCGTTTCCATGGTGTAACGAGCCGTATAGGTCTCTTGAGCGTCATCAAAAGTGATCGCAGTGCCTTCACCCTTAACAGGTGCGGTGGAAAAACCACCCAGCATTACTTCCTCTTCGAAAGCGCGGTCTGAAGATTCCTCTTCAAAAACTTCCGCGTGTTCGTTTTCATAACGATCGTATTCGAGCCCGAACAAGGCATTAAGGCCGGGTTCAAGCTCTTTCGCTAATTGTGCGCGAGAAATAGCCATTTATTATCCCCCCTAAATGCCCGTCGATGTCGCGGTGGTCTGCGAATCGAAACGGCTTGTTGATGCATTAAAGTGAGCGCTTAATCGTACAATCAGCGGTATTCCTGCGGCAGTATAATCAGCGTTAGCGGGATCATCTAAGATTCCCACCACACGCAGAGCCAAGGTTGCCGTAACCGCAATAGAGGACACGCTTAATGCAGAGTTAGAAACCCCCGTATCGGAAGAACCGGTACGGGCCGAAGTTCCAAGGGTAGCGTTCGCAAAAACCGCAGCTAAACCAGTAGCACGGCTGGTGAGAGTCGCATCGCTTGCAACTTTAAAAAGCTGGTTCGGGTTATCGGCTACAAACGCTTTCACTGGATAATTAGTATCCACGCTCACAGAACCTGACCCGGGCCAGTAGTTTATCCAGACTGGTTTTTTCTGAACCGAGTCTTGGTATTCAACGCCCATCAGGACACCTAAAGCCTGCGTAGTACCACCATTGGTGGCCCCCGCATAATCAATAACACCTGCGGCCAAAGGCACGCAAATACCGTATTGATAAATAGCGTTTGTGTTATCGGACGCAATCTCGTACTGAGTTACCCCAGTGGAGTTTGTTGCGCTACCGGTTAGCCCGATAGGACGAAGACCATAGGCAGTATTTGAATTTGCCATATTTGATATTCTCCTAAATA